CAAACTTCGTATAAGTCCTGCCCCTCCCATGCCTCTCAACGATGCACAAACAGGGAGGTTCCTTATGTCTTGGTAGCTCAGCTGGATAGAGCAATTCACTTCTAATGAATTGGTCGGGGGTTCGAATCCCTCCCAAGACGTTGGAGTTTTTACTCCATATATAAACTGATAGAGGGTAAGTCCCTGTTATATCCTTATGAGGTATATCACACTTGCCCCATCACTACATCCTCTGGTAGTCTATTGGTAAGGACAGGCAGACAATGCACTGGGATACTGAGTTCGATTCTCAGACAGAGGACCATTCCACAATAGCTCAGCGGTAGAGTCGGTGACTGTTAATCACTTGGTCCCTGGTTCGAATCCAGGTTGTGGAGTTGAAATGACTGGAAGTGTTCGGTTCTTTCAAATTTAAAAGTAAGAACTGCGGTATATCCAAGAGACCCTGCTTTTATTTGCCCTTGTAGCTCAGTGGTAGAGCAATGGTTTTGTAAACCATAGGCCGTCTGTTCAAATCAGATCGGGGGCTTGACATAATACTCATTATGTCTTATACTTCTTTGGTGTGAAGGAAGTCGCCGGGAGAGCAATCTCCCACTTTGCGGATATGGTGTAGTGGCAACACAAGAGTTTTCCAAACTTTTATCCTCGGTTCAAATCCGTGTATCCGCTTATAAATATTTCAAAAAAAACAATGATTTCTATACGATGTAAAGATTGCAATAAAGAATTAACAGGACACCCAACAAAAACAGTTAGTTGTGGATGCCCCAATATGGCAACAATCTGCGGTGAGAAAATATCTGCAGTTGATTTGTCACGTATTGTAATGTTAAACTCACCACAGAAAGAACAAAAAACAAATGTTCTTTCGACTCAAGATATTATGTGGCAAGAAGAAAGGAGGCAAAGAAAAGTTCGTCGTTTAGATTTTGAAGTTCGTTGATGATTCTTGACAAAGGTTCTACTTTCCTATATAGTAGGTAGAACCAAAAAAATCTAATGCCCTACAGGGATAAGGAAAAACAAAAAGAAGCACAGCGACTTTGGGCACAAAAACAACCTAATGAACGTAAAAGACAAAATTATCTCAAAAATAAAGATAATAAAAAGTTAATGGTTGAAAAATTAAACAACTATAAACTAGAAAAAGGATGTTGTGAACTGTGTGGAGATTATCATCCACCTTGTTGCTTTGATTTTCATCACTTGTATGGTAAAGAAAGTAAACAAAAAGAAGTTGCTCAACTAGCACATAAAGGTTATAAGTGGGAAACAATCCAAGCAGAAATAAATAAATGTTATATGCTCTGTGCTCCCTGCCATCGTAAAATACACGCTGGTTTATTGGAAATAATATGGAAGGTCAATCCGATTGGTGACGGAACCGCTCTTGAAAAGCGTTGAGGTGTTAAAGCCCTTGGGCGTTCGACTCGCCCACCTTCCGTTTTGTTATGAAATCAAAATATAATCAGTAATATAAGATATGATAATGCTTTAAAAAAGTAAATAATTGTATCCATCAGATACAAAAAAATGGGAGACCACGAATACAACAATTGGGTCAAAATTAAAGAGATGTATGAAGAGTCGGGAAATACAAACAATGTGTTTTATAAAAGAGCAGTTGAAATAGTTAAAACAAAAAAAGATCCGTTAGAAAAAATGCTTTCATTTGAAAACGAAAAAGTATTGGAACATGAGTCATCGAATGCCTGAAATAAAACCTGAGCATTATATTACAGAAGAACAGTGCCAAAAATTAATTGATAAGGCAATTGATAGACACAATAAAACTGCCACAGTTATATCAGCAGCAATCGGTTCGGTTCTTCTTTTCTTTTATGCTCACGGAGTTATTGCAGTGGTTGACAAAGTTAGTTGGAAGTGATATGGTATATAAGACGAGATTGAAAACGGTGTGTAGCGCAGTTTGGTAGCGCATCCGCTTTGGGAGCGGAGGGTCGCAGGTTCGAATCCTGCCACGCCGACTCATAAACATCACATTATGAAAAATGGACAAAGACCTTAACGAATTAGAATCATTTACTGTCGAAGAGTTTCAAGCAGATTTTGATGCCCTTCTGGATAGAGTTGAAAGGGGAGAATCCTTTGTTATTAAAAGCGAGAACGGCAATTGCGTTATGATTCCTTATAATGAAGTCATACAGGTGCTTGAAGATGCCGGTGTGAGTGAGGATATAATACGAATACACACTGACCACGAAGAAGGAAGTTGATTCAAGGCAACATGTGGGGTTTATATGTTGCTTCAAGGCAACTTTTATGCGAGTGAGACTTGGTAGTCAGAGGAGTTTTATAAACTCTTTCCGCCAGATTAGCGGCTTTGACCTGGTTCGAATCCAGGCACTCGTACTTGACTTATCAAAGTCAATCCACTATAATACACAGGTAAACAAATCAGTCAAATGACTCTCACCGACAAGTTTAAGAAAGATGTTCAGGTTCTTCGTGCTGCTGCAAATGGAGATTTCTATCTTGACGTAAAGAACCCAAAACTCTTTAAGAAAGTTCGTAAGTATTATCAAAACGAAGGAGTAATTTTTACCGATGATGCTCTTGATAATTATGAAATTTTAATTGATTGTATCGTTCAAGATCTCGAATCTGTAGAAGTATGAATATTATTTTTGAACGATTTCCTTATCGTTATGTTGATACTGGAGTCTTAGAAAACGGCAAACCAGACTATCGTATTCAGAAAGCAGATAGTTGGACTAAACGTTATAAGGATATGTATCTACTTGACAATGAAATGCAACTTGTAACTGCTCTGGATGACTTTGAATATACTAAATGGTTAGATCCAGATCCTGAGGTTGGTGCCTATCGTCATTACACATAGTCACGGAGAGACTTTAAAAGCCCTGGTCGGGAAACCCCCTAGTCACGGAGAGACTATAAAAGCCCTGGTGGAGTCAATCTGACCCTACTACACACAACACACACAAGGAGACTATTATGTACTCAAAAACGCCTTATCAACTTCGCTTTGAAATCTTCAAGCAATCATACAATATGCTTCAAGATGAATTCCTTCATTATGTTAATTTAGCAGACCAAAAGGTTGCTTTAGATACGAATGACTTTGACTATCCAGAACCCCCAACTCTGGAACAAGTTCTAAAGCAAGCAGAAGTTATCAATGACTTTGTTTCCGAGACAAGGTAGGTTTCCAATTTCCTAAAAATTGGTGGTGCGGATGGAGAATACTCCCGCCTGTTTCCTAGTTCAGTAAAAACTAGGTGGCGAGCCTAAAAAGACCCGAGGAGAGTTGCATAAACTCTCCTTTTTTGGTATAATAATAAAAAACGTATTATATGAAAATAGGATTTAATTGTAGTTGCTTTGACTTATTTCATGCTGGGCATGTGACCATGCTTAAAATGGAAAAAGAACTTTGTGACTACCTAAAAGTGGCCCTTCAGGTTGATCCAACAATTGATAGACCCGGATTAAAAAACAAACCAGTACAATCCATCTATGAGAGGTATGCTCAGGTGCAGGGGTGTAAGTATGTTGATGAGATTCTTGTCTATGATACAGAAGCAGATCTTCTTAATTTAATTCAAACTCAAACATTTCACATTCGATTTTTAAGTGAAGAATATAAAAATGTGGATGTTACTGGAAAGCAATACTGTATGGATCACGATATAGAAATACACTATCATTTACGAAGACATCAATATTCTACTACAGAACTTAGAAATAGAGTTTATGAACTTGAAAAAGCAAAAAGAGAAGAAATAAATATCAAGGACATTCAACAATATTCTCCTGAAATTTTAAAAAAATATTCTATTCAAACTGATTAATCATGACAATTTTAGTAACGGGCGGGGCAGGATTTATTGGAAGTAATTTTCTCCACCATTTAATTTGTACTACCACAGAACAAATTATCTGTATTGATAAATTAACTTATGCTTCTGATTGGCACAACATTCCAGATCCTATAAAATTTTACACTACAGATATTGTTGATGAACACAATTGTGAATATGTGTTTAAAAAATATAAACCAACCACTGTGTTTCACTTTGCTGCGGAAAGTCATGTAGATAATTCAATTCATGATTGTTCTCCGTTCATTCTTGCTAATATCAATGGAACTGTAAATCTTCTTAACCTATCATTAAAGTATGAAGTTGAAAAGTTTATTCATATCTCTACTGACGAAGTTTATGGTTCAATAGATGAAGGATATTTCACGGAGAAGTCTAACTATAATCCAAGAAATCCATACTCTGCATCCAAAGCTTCATCAGACCATTTTGTAATGGCATATCATAATACTTATGGACTGCCAGCAGTGATTACAAACTGCTCTAATAATTATGGTCCCAGACAGTATATTGAAAAGATGGTTCCAAAGACAATTACCAATCTTTTGTCTGGCAAGAAAGTTCCTGTGTATGGTGACGGCAAACAAGTTCGTGATTGGTTGTATGTTCAAGACCATTGTGAGGCACTAATTGAGGTATGGTTGAAAGGTAGAAACGGACAGAAATATAATATTGGTGGAGATTGTGAGATTAGAAATATTGATTTGGTTCGTATGATTCTTGATCGTATGAATATGAAGGAAAATATGATAGAATATGTAAAGGACCGACCAGGACACGATTATCGGTATTCAACTGACATCACAAAGATTCGTCATGAATTTAAATGGTCTCCACGATTTTCTATAGAAGATGGACTTGACAAAACAATTGAATGGTATGAACGCAATCGGAACT